TTTACTAAGTCCAATAACATCGGATCCAGGGAAAACACCTATATATGCGACACCTGAAATATTTTGAAAATGGTGAGCACAAACCGAACGAATGGTAATTGGACCCGTGACAAACATTTGGTCTAATCTTTTTGTGTTTGGAAAGCTAGTAACCTCTGGCTCAGGTAAATATCGTCCACTAAAGATTTCTTTAATATACATTTTTGCAATACGGTTAGCAGTTTCTCTGGTATTATGATCGTGTTCTGTATCAATAATTAAACTCTCCAAAACACTTTCCATTTTATTAGCAACTTCTTCCGCAAGAAGATCAATTTCTCCGGGAGCAATAAACTTACTAATATTATCTGTAGATTTAAAATCCGCGGATGCTTGATTAATTCTATCTTTAATTTTTTTAGATATTTCTACATTTTTTTCTGTTGTCATTATATTAATTCCCTTAATTGTTACGAAAATATATTGTCGAATGCTGTTAATGAGTTTTTTGATTTGGGACCAATATTTCGACTTGGTGTTCCAGAAAATTGCATCCAATATTTAGAATAATGTTCAATTAATTTCATTGCTTTATCGTAATCGCTGGTTGCAAAAATATCATCAATTATATCTTTGCAAAAACTTCTATCATAGTATAACATATTCTTTTTACCATGAGAGCGAGTAGTTAATGCTGCCGGATAAACTCCCGAGTCGTATTTTTTGTTACTTTCTATTACTGTCATTATATGCATCCATACATTGTGGGCCATTTGGAGGGCATAACTCGGACTATCCCAAGAAGTTCTTCCTATTTTTCCCAATTTATTTAACATACCAGGACCATATGGACAAATATCATGACCAGTCAATCGGGCGCTGATCGGACTATCAATAAATTGATCAAATATTCCATCTTGCTCTAAAATATCTTTTAAAGATCGCATATCAGAGGCATATTTTTTATCATCAATACTTGGAGAAACAAAAAACGTCCAATCATCCTTGGTAAAATCAAATAATTTATAATAAATCGTTGCAAAAGTTGTCGATAAAAATGGTGTTGCACAATCATAACTAATAGTTAATTTTGGATTATGATATTTTCTAATCGAACGTTGAACATCCGATAATAATAAACTCCATTCAAGATTACTGTTACCGAGAAAATGAACCCAATCATGAATTCCTTCTTCTAACAACCCGTCAAAACGTTGTTGAACTAACATTTTTAAAGCCAAATGTGGATCGGCAGATGTCTGACTACCATATGACCACCCATTAAATGGGTTTTCATATTTTTTGGGATCGCAATATTGTTTCATCCGAGAATACCAATCTTCGGCTTCTGTGTGAGTATTTCCCTGCAAAACATTTAAAAATTTGCAATTACCTTGACGATTTTTAATAAAATATTCATTGTTTATTTGTGTTGCATTAACTGCATCTGCGTAAGAATTAATACCAGATGCGAGTTTAGCTTTTTCAGTTTTGCAAATCCAAGGGGGAACATCCAACGTCATACAATAATCACCGGTCATTTCGGCAAAATTTAAAACTTGCTGTCTTTTTTCTAATGCTTTGGGACAATTGGGATCTTTCCAATCTGCTGACCAAACCCCTTTTCCAATTTGAAATCCACCCGAATCACACAAGCACATAGTATTTTTTTTATCACGCTGAAAAATCATTGCCTCAGATTCACTTTGACAAGTTAAATCAGCATGGCCGGCAGAATAAAGAAAAGATGAATAATAAAAATATCCTTCTTTTTTATTGAGCCAATTTAATCCTTCAATTCCATTATTGAATAATTTAGGAATTCTCGCATCTTCAATATATCCACGTAATTTATATCGTTGACGACCAATATATTTTGCAAAAAATGTCGAAAGTGCTGGAAGATATACCGCATATTTTGCTAATTTGGTTTTGGGATCAAAAAGTTCTAAATCGATATTGTGCTGTGGAATATTTACATCCACTATTTGCTCTTGTTTTTTGTGGTTATCTTGATTATTCTCCAAAATCCACCACCTTGCGCATATTTAAAATACTCTTCATGTATAATAACCCGTTCAAACCAAGCTAACGTTCCTGTTGGTGGATCATAAATCGGGAGAAAAGTAAACTTCTCCCGATTTCGTATAGTCCCATTAGATACTGTTTTAATTCGCATTTAATACCTCATACAAATTATATGTTACACCTATTTTAATTATTTTGCCGAACTCAAAACAGTAAACTGGTGAACCGCTAGTCCAGTTGTTACTGAAATTTCCATTGCACCTAAATCAGAAATCTTAAGAACTTTATCACCATTCATATTTAGAATAGCCTGTACTTGCATTAATGGCCATTCACGAGGAGTTTTTAATTGTCCATTTACATTATCTGCAAATAAAAATTCACCGGTATGTGAAGAATGGTCGCCCAAAGAAAATAACAAATTCCCTTTATCTGTACGAGCAGAAAATGTTCCTTCAGTTGAACCTGCTGCCTGAGATTGATATTTAAGACGTTGAATAGCATTTACCGTTGGTTGAATAGTTACATCCCATTGAATATCTTTTCTATTACGAAACGGAACTTGCGATTCAACAACATCCTGGGACATTAGACGAAAATCATTGCGAAAATCACGATTTGCATTTTCAAATGAAATACCTGTGGGAACCTTTCGTCCATTTACATCTAATTTAGTTACCGTTACAAAAGCATTATCTTTATATTCAGGAATATTCAGGATAATATCCAATCGTCCAAGGTCATGTAATCCAAAAATACCATCAAAATCAGCAACCGGCTGAATTAAATTTGAATCAAGCACTACACTCTTATCCGGAGCGATTGAATGTAATTCGGTAGTTGCTGGTGTACCTACAATCTTAACAATTGGTAAAAATCCTAGTTTATGTGTTGCTGATAAAATCTCGCGTAATTCGTCAATCATATAATATTATCCTTATGGGTTACTTCGAATGTTTATAATTAATTATAGCAAGTTATATGAGTTGTGTCAATAATTAATCGAAAAAATCATTGAATGAATTGATTTTCCTCGTCCGTTCCTCAATACTCTTCCATTGGGGAAGTTTTCCAAAAAGATTTGAGATTTTTTTGTCAACAACTGCGGCAATCATGGAATCAGTATCAAACGGTAATTTAGTGAACCACTCCGGTAAATGCGCTTCATCAATGGGATAAGCAATTGAAGTCATATCCCATTGATTAGGTTTAAGAGGGCAAACTAGAATTTTCATTCCGTCCGTAATCGATGAATGCACATTATCACCACTTAATTTTCTCAAATTGTTCCAATTAATTGCCGCCCGAACATGACCCGGCACACGATTACCTTTACCATGTTTAATTTGTTCATCATAAAATGTAAGTTTATTAACTCTTTTTGGAGTCCCTTGTTCATGTAATGGCAACATTTTAAATTGGTCACGGAAATCATTAATTTTTTTAACTAGATCATCATCTGTTCCACCTTTCAGCATATCGATTAAAATTTCACTTAGAAATTTTTGACAAATTTCCGGTGTATCGCTTCTTTTCAGGTCCAATCCCATTGCTTTTAATTTAGGCTTATCTTCCGGGTACCATTTACCATCTAAATAATAAATCGTCATTGCATATCTTTTTTTCGTTATATATAGAGCTTTTGTAGCTACGGACTCGCATGATGCATGAATTAATGATCCATATTCATTTGAACAATTAAACGCTTTTGCCATAAAAGGCGTAAAAGATTCATTTACCTTATCTCCTAATGCTAGATAAAGTTTAACAGCAATTTCTCGATTCCATTCCATTTGCCCAGATTCTACCAATGGTTTAATTACAGGCCAAGCAGAAAACTGACTCGAATCGGTGTCGACATATTCGATTGAATCACCTTTATAATCATATACCCCTGTTATACTTTCATTAATAAAAGAATTCATATGCTTTGCAATAATACGACCAGATAATGTTACCGATTGGCCCACTCTCTTATCATGAAATCTAAAAGACGGACTTAACAGCGATCCATAAGTCGCATTTAATCGTGTTTTTGCCGCTTTTTGCAATCTTTCATAATGACCTTTATCTTCATCGTTGATTGAATCAGCCTTTTTCTTTTGAAAAGTTTTTCTTTCCTTATACCAATGAGTTAAAACATCCGGAATAATTGCCATTCTTTCGTACGAAAAAATTGTTCCGTTTCCGCTTAACATCCATTTTTTTCCACTATTAAAAATCAAATCATGGCATTGTTTTGTGGTTAAAGTATCACTCTTTCCGTTTTCTTCCCAATCAATAGTAATGTCAATACCAGGTTTTTGAGCCATAACAGCCTGATATTCTTGCGTCCCGAATTGCTCCTCCCATGAATGCGAAATCGTCATTCCTTTTATTTTCATTTTTTCTTTAATAAAAGAATCAGTTAGAATCGGCCGAATTTGCCCGACAATTGTTTCTATTCCCATATTTAATGCGCGAATAGTTGAAGGATAAAGTGAATTAATATCAATGACTCCTACCCAATCGTGCAACCCAACTTTGGGATACGCCACATATGCTCCCGCGGCAGCATCTTCTTCTAAATTATCAATATGTTTCTTTTTATTTGGAACAATCATTCCCAAATCATGAGCCCGATTTACAATGGCATTATCTACCATCTGTACCGTACCCATGGCGGTTGGTAGTAATACCGTTGCATCTTGCGTAAGCTGATATAATAATGCCAAATATCCCAATTTGTTTTCTAGCTGAAATAATAGCATTACATCTTGTCTATTATATTCTAAAAACTTTTCAAAATCATTATTATATAATGTATCTAATGATCCTTCATATGGGGTCTTATGAGAATTTAATTCAAGTTCAGCAATAGCATTTAATGCATAACTATGCCGTTCTCCTTCCGAAAACTTAATATATGCAGACATAAGATCGAGATGAACTCTACCGACCAATTCATAGGTTGAAATTTCTTTGCCGTATTTTTCAACTTTTTTAACTTTCGGGCGTTCACCCCAAAGGCATAATCTCCGAGTATCATCTTTACTCATTATTCTAGCAATACGATTAACAATATATGGCAAATCGAAGCCTTCGCTATTCCAACCTGAAATAACATCACAATCTTCAATAAGATCAAGAAATGTATTCAACATTTCTGATTCTGTTCCGAAAATAAATGTATTATCAAATTTAGAACCAATTTCTTGGGCTTGATCTAAGTTTAATGTTTTTGGGGGAATAGCCAACGTAATTAATTGATTTAACCAATTAAGATATACTGTTATTGAAGTAATTGCATTAAATGGATCATCAATCGGAGCGTATCCCGCTCCTTGTTCTAAATAACACGATTCTGCAGGCGCAACCCATTGTTTTTTTTCTTCATCATATACTTCATATAACGATATGTTTGAAAGTTTAGATAACTGCCATACATCAATTATTTGTTCATTCATTTTTTAATTTACCTGTATATTTAAATATTACTGTTACGGTTGCTCCTGATTTAAGAAGGCCACAATATCGTTTAATTCGGTATTTAATATGATCGTATGTATATCCAGTTATCATAAAAACATCATCATATGACCAAAATTCTTGTATTTTTCCATCTACAAATTGAATTTGATATTTAGACCCTTTTCCCCGTCTAATGGCATCCGATCGTTTCTTTTTATCTGATTTACCCCAAGAATTTTTAATCCTGGTTGTCATATCAGTTTTATTCATATTCATAAGTGTAATATGAAGGCTATTACTTTGTCTATCACGTACACTTTGTGGTTGATGGCCATTGCAATAAGTTTTAGGTTGAATATAATTAATATTAACTTCCCTATATGTATCGTTGCCGCATCCGCAAGCACATTTCACCTTTTTATGATGTCCTGGTATGCGAACATTTCTAGGTAGCGTCACTAATTCGCCGCATCCACAAGCACACGCATATAATGGCTTATGATTAGTACAATATCGCTTCTTATTTTTTTTATCATCTGCATTCTTAGCTAATGCAACTTCCTTACCACACCCACATGCGCATAATATTATATGCCAACCATCAACTAATCTGCGTCGGTGTATCGAATTTTTTATTTTTGTTTTAACTTCAGCCAATCTGCTTGGATGATTTTCTGTCCAAGCAGTACGCGCGATAACATAATGATTACTGGATATCAAAAATTTTTTGGATTGAATCATCCTTCTTAACGCGGCGGCCATTTTTGCAGATTTTACTCGATCATTTTTATATATTTTGTATAACAATAAATGTGCGAAGAAATGTTCTTTAAGCGATAAGTATACTAAATTTTCAGGTATATCTTTTCCACCAAAACTTCTAGGGATTATATGATGATGTTCGACGATAAAATTACTTATTTTCAGTTGATTAATTCGCGATTTAATTAATTGATTGTAAATTTTTTGATAATTCATCCGCCCTCCTACTTAATTGTATTTAGCCTCAATATCAAAAAATTATTTTTTTCTCCGTATTTTAACCTTATGATCAAGTGAATATTTATATTTTTTAAAATCAACTTCGATATCTAAATATCCAATATGTAATAATTCTGTTTTTTGACCTTTATAATGTTTTGCCAGAATTTTAAAGATCGGATTAATATCTGATTCCCATAATCTCTTGCCTTTTAAAATTGCCAATTCTTTATAAAATTCCGATGACGATTTTGGCGTAATTTTTGTTACAGGCGTATTATAAATGGTTATAAACTTTCCATTCGGATCATCTATATAAAATCCATAATCAATCGGATAAGAATTAAAAATTCTTTTTCCGTTAGTTCTCTCTACAACGTCAACCATTTCCGTTTTTTTATCAAGCCGAGCAGATACGTAACCCAATATTGAACTCCTATTTCACATCTAAATTATTAATTATTTTCTACCGATTGAGTCTAATAGACGTTCAAGATCCGATAACTCTTCTTCGTGATCTTTAAAATTACCTTTTTGCGCGGTTGTAATTACCTTACGCAATAATTTAGCCGGAATTTCTAGTTCATCTGCGATAGCATTTACCGTATCCGATAATCCTTCTCTAAGAGTTTGAATCTCGTCAAGACACTTAACACCTTCAAATACTAAATCTTTTAACTTTTGAACTTCTGATGGTCCATATGTTGCGGGTAAAGACATGTTAATTCTCCTCAAAATTAATTATAACATGATTATAACTATTAAAGCAATTATTTATTTTGAACATTAATTCCCAATAATTTTTCCATTAAGGACGTATTTTTTGCCGTGCATTTTACAGCAATATATTTTCCGTGAATATAAACTTCGTAACACTTATCTAATGCCAGTGGCAAATTAGTTTTTTCAAATCCAAAATTAGAAACAAAATTTAAATCTTCCAATTCGAACCATATATTACCTGTCAAACCCACTTGCTCGAAAAAATCAGTAATTCCATTAGCATATGTAAAGTCAAATCCATCAAAAGGAAAAATAATATATGGATTATCATAACCATAATATTTTGCGGTAGAATAAGAGGATGAACAAAATATACTATTTGATCGTAATGCCTTAAATCCACTATTTTTTAAATTATCATCTATTTTACTTTGAATTCGTATATTCATATCAACTGGTTTTCTATTAGTCGGAGATTCACCTAAGATTATCGAATCAATCCGTTTTATTCCACGAAAAAGATATTTATTAGCAAATCGATAATCTTCCATAATTTCTTTACAATTATTTTCTATAACAGAAATAAAATCTATTTCTGGTTCAATTATTTCATAAAGGCTCATAAATTAATTCCCAAATGTTCGTAGAGCCAATAATCAGAAAAAGATTTCTTTTGTACAGCAATATATTTTCCGTGAATATAAACTTCCACTCCATTACATAATCCAAACCCCAAATTAATATCTTTAAATCCAAAATTACGGATAAATTCTTTTGTCGACATATTTTGAATTTCAGCGGTATTCCATTCTATTTCTTCAGTTAGATCGTTATATTTACAATAGCTATAATCAAATCCATTAATAGGAAAAATTACGTACAAACTATTAGGAGTATAACTATATGCACTCGCATGATTAATATTACTCGTGCAAAAAATACTATTTGATCGTAATGCATTAAATCCACAAGATTCTAATTTATCATCGATGACAAATGACAAAAATTTAGGCGTGTCCACAGGAATTCTATTAACCGGAGATTCCCCGGTGAAATACGTATCCTGCCTTTTAATTCCTCGATATAAAATACTTTTATTTTCGATAAAAATCGATAAACTATCCGAACAATTCTTTTTAATAGTTTCAACTATTTTAATATCATGATCCATTAATGAATTATCAATTTCATTCAATCTCATTGGATTCTACCTGCACAAAATTTAACAATATTAATCTGACTTTTTCTTCCATATGCAAAAAATTCATCAGACGTCATCCATTTTGTTTTACTAACTTCATAACCTGGTTTATCAAAATCTATTGGATCATTAACTTCGCCAATATAAATAACCATTTCACTTTTTTCTATATTTCCATGAATTTCCCCTTTCCATCCAACCTTTACAGTTGACAAAATCAAATTTGATTGTTTAAGCCCACATTCTTCATTTGCTTCTCTTAATGCGGCAACTAGCCCCGATTCCCCTTTATCAATATGACCTTTGGCAAGTTGAAATCTGCTTCCTCCATATGCAGAATCAGATGACATTACAAACATCATTCTAATAATACCATTATTATCTTTAAAATATGGAATAAATCCAGCTTTTTTAGTCTGGTTATTCCATGCTTCTTCTAATTTTTGCAAAATTCTGCCTTTGCTATCACATTCTCTTGAACAAAATTTTTGACTTTTGGAATGAATATTTTTAAATGAAATTCCGCAGACTGGACATTTTTTATCTACTGCTTTAGAAGCATTTGTAAATTCATTATAATTTAATTCATCTTCTCTAAGAATTTCATTAGATGTAGAACTATCTTTCGAGCAGCCAACAAATTTTTTATTTAAGGGCGTTGGATATTTTTCCGGGGCCCCCAAAATTTGTCCCATTGAATTTACTTTATCTGTTGGCCCCAAAACATTGGGTTCTCTAAATGGTTTATTAGAAACGAGTACTGATTTTTTATTTTTCTTTTTCATATGAAAACCCCTATTTTACAACAGATTTTCTTTTCTTCCTATTTTTCTTAATAGGAGTATAGATTGAACTATTTGGATTTCCGCCAAAAAATTGCCCATCTTTTGGGCTATTAGAACCCAAAGGTGTATTTACGGTTGCAATAGAACCAGAACTTGTACCACATGATCCTTCTTCTCTAATTATTTCTTTTAATCTCATCCTAACACCTTTTTAGAAAATGCAGCATTATATGTTGCTGAATGCAATGCAATATATCTGCCTGTTATCCAAACATCTTTGCCATATTGCAAAGCTGGAATTAAATCAGTCTGATTCATTTGGTTATCGTCAACAAATTGTTGTGACACTAGTTTAAGTTGACTTTTCGTTAACGGAAATTTAGCATTAATCAAATCAGACTCGTAATACTTTTTAATTTTTTCATAAAGTAAATCACTATAACGATAACTACCTGCAGAACATCCGGTATGATTTAATGAATAAGCAAATGAAAAACCATTAATTGGAAAAATATTATAAAGTACTCTTCCCCAACGTGCTGCCTCATATTTTGAACCACAAAAAATACTTGACCCACGTAATGCCTTAAATCCAGCCTCTTTCATTAATAAATCACAAATTTTCCCAATAACTGGATTTGACCCCGAAACCACATTGCGTTGATCTCGATTCTGACCAAGAAAAGATTTTATTGGTTTAGAAACATTAACTCCGCGATATAACATAGTTCCGGCATCATGATAACTTTTCAAAGCATCTGAACAATTATTTTCAATTGTTTCCCACAATCCTTTAAAATTCCTTCGAAATGATTCAGGATCATCTTGTTTTAATGGATGAGTTAGTATTTCCGATGCTTTCATTTACCTACCTTTAATTGTGCTTCTAAGAAACCAGGCATACTTTTCTTGGATATCTATTAATCCCTGAACAAAATTTTGCAATCCGAGATGCTCATTTGACAATGCATTTACCGTTTCTAAAGTTTTTATTAAACGATCATTATCTAATAACAATTCATGAATCATTTCTTGTGCGGGCAAAATCATCTGTTGAACCGGTAAAACTGATAATTCTAACAATCTAGTTGGATCTGAAGGTGCGAAAATATCCAAAGCACGTAATTCCTCGCCAATACCATCAAAACTATCTTCACCAGACTTATAAATTAATTCTAACAATTTATGAATTTCATAAAATCTTGGTCCAGTAATATTAAAATGTGCAAGATGAACTTTTGCAGTCCAATGAAATTCTGTGCCGACAGCAATTTTTAACGCTTCTTCTAAATTTTTCATTTCACTCCTATTTTGAAAACTTCCATTAACATCTCTTCGTATACTTCTGATTTTACAGCTATATATTGACCGCTGATATAAATTTCATTTTCAGACTTAACAGCTTTCGATAAATTAGTTTTTGAGAATTCATATTTATTACAAAAATTTTTTGCAATAATTTTTTTATTCAGTGTCAAAACTATTAATTTGTCAATAACAGATCGTAAATCTCTATATGTAGAATTTATATTTGAGTATTTTTTAACAAGTAAATCAGCTTGCTTTAATCTTATCTTCAAAATTTTTATATTTTTATCAATATTATTTAAAACGGAAGTATAATCAAATCGGTCAGCGTTATAACATGCGTCAATTATTTCATCCTTAAGATCATTATCTTTTTTCGATGGAATATCAATAAAATCGACTAGATGGGCCAATCGATTTAATTTAATACATAGCTTCTTAAAATAAATATTACTATCTAAAATATCATCATCTGTGGGTATCCAATCACTGTTATTACCCCACGTAAAAGAAAAACCATTGATAGGAAAAATAATATAAACCTCTCCATAACTTTCTGCTTGTTCATAATCACCTGTGCAAAAAATACTATTTGATCTCAAAGCAGTAAATCCACCAATTGTTAGCAAGGTATCTATATCTTTTTGAACAAAAATGTTGGTATCTGAAGGTTTTCTGTCCTTCCTAGGATTTCCCATAAAAACATTTGATGAATTATATGTTCCCCGATATAAAAATTTATTTGCTTTTTTAATCGATTTAAGAAATTGACTACAATTAATTTTAATAAAATGACACATTTTACGAAAAATTAATTGTTGACTTTTTGGCAAATCAAAATAATTCTCTGAAAATTTTTTGTTAATTTTAACCGGCAATTCTTTATTAACGAATGATGTAGATCCAACCATTTTACCGGGTTTTAATTGTTTATATTTTAGTGTCATTTTTACTCCTTACCGAATTTACCATGCATTTTTCCAGCGATCGATATTATTTTTTTAAACAACATTAATTTCAAAGATTTATACGGAAAATCTTTATCGATGAAAATATAAAATGGTTTCCAAATATTATCTTTTATTTGCACGATAAATACTCCAACCTCTCCATATCCCGCCAACGATGCAGAAAGTTTATAGGCTGAATATCCATCAAATGGTTTAACCAATTCGTGTGACCACATAATCTTCGAATTTTGCCTAATTTCTGAAATTTTCATGGCAAATCATTTTCATGTAATTCTTTAGGTTGTAAAAGTACACGATCGAGAATTTCTTTTATTTTATCAACTTTCATTGAACGAGGATACAATTCTCTAATTATTTGAGATCGTTCATTCTCATTACCATCTATATACATTTGACGTATTTTACTAGCAGATGAAATTTCCTGCCCCAAAATTTTATATTTAACTGACGGAACAATAACATAATAAGCATGTTTATCAAATGTTGATAATGGTGTTGCCGTACTAGGTAATTCTTGCAAATATGATAATGTTCCATCTTTTTTAATGGGATTTGATAATCTATCTTTATCTTTAGATGATAAACCAAAAATTAAAATTGTACTGGTTGGATCATAATTTCGAGTTATCTCAATAGCTCTATAAGGATTACTCACTTCAACAAATTTATTGGGAGGAATTCCGGCTTGTGAAGCCAAAAATTGTTTTTCTTTAAAAGAAAATGGTCTTTCAGTTGTTTTATTTGAGCTAGCAGCGTATAAATCTGCTTCGGGAAATTTTTTCTTTAAATATTTCCAAACATACAAATGTCCAGGCGATAAAATATGAAATCCACCAGGAAAAATACAAACCGTTTTATACTCTTTATCTTCAAATAATTGACTCAACAGCATGAAATAACCTCAATTATATTTATCGATTTGGAAATATTTCACCGAGCATTTTAAAAGTACGTTGATAATTGTCATTACTATGCAAAATTCCTATTCCACCAGCAGAATTCCATTTTGAGATATTAAAAGGCAAATCATCAATCAAAATATTTCCATTACCCGCGTATTTTTCTTTATGACAAGAAAATATTGCATGAATATTGCTCAATCCATGCTTTTGCAACCAAATTTTTTTGCCTTTTATGCAGGAAGATGTATTAGGAAATGAACATGGGCTAGATAAAATTTCAAATTGTAAATTATTTTCAAAAAGAAATTGTACTAACTTTTTACCATTAGATTCCCAATGTAAATTTTCAAAAAAATCTTTTAAATTTGCATTTTTTACAACATTAATCCAAAAGTCATTATCCCATTTTGCATCGGTGAATTGTTTAACCGAAATATTGTTGAATTCTGCCGCAGCTCGAGCGCAGTCACACAATACACCATCTAAATCAAGATAAATTTTTCGAGTTAATTCATCAATACGCATATCTATATTTATTTCTTTTCCATGAAAAAGACTGACAAAAATTGTCAGTCTTTTTCCATTAATATAAATCGAAGTTATTCATCTATCATAGAAATTGATGTAATCAACCTACTTGCGTCGAGACGAACATTGTTATCAGTATTACTAAAATCAGCAGTTCGAAATAAATCCGAAATAAATTTATCTCCGCATGTAGAAATTTCAGCTTCACCAACCTTACTTTTCAAAAATTTTTCTAAACTAAATCTTAACTCATTTTTACTAGGCATAATTATTCTCCTATCTTAATTACATCGGTTTTGGATTTTTCATAAGCAGTTAATGATTCCAAATCTGGTTTTAATGCTAACATAGATGCCTTATCTTTAATTTCATCAGGTCTAACGGCCATTTTAGGTGTCAATTGTGGATTTGTTTCAATAGTTAAACCCATTGACCTATATAAATTTGTTGGATCACCCGGGAAAGTAAAAGTTCCATTATGATTCAATCGAATTGATGGATCGGCAAAAATTTCCCCACCAATTGCACGATATCGTGCACAAAATTCCCAATCTTCAGAAAGGTATTCATGTGTGTCTGGACTAATTGAACAATCAAACAATGCATAGCAAAAAGGATTAAATTTTGGATCAAGACCTACATTATTAATAAATTTTGTATGAGGATAAGCTGCAATCATTTTATTGAACACTTCCCGTTTAATCATCATAAAACCAGTACCTAATCGAGTTATTGGAACTAATCCATTTACTGTTTTAATTTGCCCTTTAGCATCCGCCTCGTTACTAACTTGCTCCGGTGAAATATTTACTACAAAATCAATCGGAAGACTCTTTTTCGGATAGAGTCCACCAACAATATCTTTATCGTATAATAATAGTTTAAAAATATATTCTGGTTCAAAACCAATATCGCTATCAATAAACATTAAATGAGTTGTTGTTTTATTCTCTAAAAATTTAGCAACAAGATGATTTCTTCCCCGAGGAATAAGAGATTCGTTTGTCATCTGATCAAACGATACAGGTAATCCAATTTTTTGAGCATACAACATAAATCGAAGAAGGGATGAGCAGGTGTCCGCGAACATCATGCCCGCGTAACAAGGCATAGAAATTTGTAAATGCTGCTTCCTAAGAAAATCAGCCTGTTCTTGAGTTATATTCATTATTTTTTCCTTATTTTAAAAACTTATTTAAGCAACTTTAATTGATTGTAAAATTCCATTTGATATATTTGAAATATTTGCTCTAATCCAGGAATATTGACCGACAATATTATAAATTTTATTTGTTTTAATAGTTCGTCCTGAATTTTGAACATTAACTACCGACATCGGATATATATAGGTCAATTGAATTGCAGATTCACCATTCATACCATTAATTAATGGTATCGCTGACCACGGTCCTTGAAATGGATCTCTTGACAAGGTGGCTTCTATGATAACATTTCCCGAAAAATTTGATGTTTGAATTTGAATAGTTTGCTGGCCATTGGTCCTGGGTTGCAACCCAGGACCTTTAACTGGTTCTGTTATTACATTTGATTTACGGCGAGAATTACCGATTCCACCACTATAATCTAGACCCTCGATAATAACACAACCAAAATCATTTTTTGACATTACGCAATCTCCACAATCACCGAATTATTCGAAATAATTGCTTCCAATGTTTGAATCAAGGTTAATTTTTGTTCATTAGTTAATTCCAACATTTTTTCTGCTGTGGTAACATCGTCAAAATCTTTAATAATTGTCGATAATTCAAGTGTTACCTTGTTTGAAACCAATTTTGCCATAAGTGAATTACTCCTCTAAAATATTTTCTTTTCTGGTTATATTTATCGCCTTATTCCCAGCAGAAATACTAAGTTCATTATCTTTCCAATCAATCACCACATTGCTACCATTAATAATATTACCTTGTAATAATTCAATTGATAATGGGTATTTAACTAATGAATTTACAATTCCATCAATTTTTCTGGCACCATATTGTTTTTCATTATTCATATCAAGAATTTTTGTGATTAAATTTTCCGTCGGAATAATAGTTACTTTTTTATCCAATAGTAGGTTAGCCATTTTGCTAAATTTTTCTAATACAATTCTACGATAACTAATTGAATCTAATTTATTAAACTCAATAATATCGGTAATTCGTCCTCGAATTTCAGTCAGAAAAAATGAATCTACTGCCTTACCAGCTTCACTTTTACCAGTTAACGAATTATCAAACCCTAACTTGCTTTTCATTGACTCTTTATTGCCTAAATTACTAGACATAATAATAATTGTATTACGACAATCTGCTGTTTTTCCACCTGCACTCGTAATTGTTCCTTCATCCAACATTTGCAATAATAATGAAAAAATATTCGAATTTGCTTTTTCAACTTCATCCAATAAAAGTACAGAATTGGGATATTTAATCAGATCATTGATTAGTTTACCTTCTCCAGATCCAGAGTCACCAAATCCCTTATATCCCGGAGGTGCCCCAATAAGTAAGGATATGGCATGTTCTGCCTGATATTCACTCATATCATATTTAAGAAAATGCATATTCATACTAATCGCGATCTGCTTTGCGGCAAAAGATTTTCCAACACCCGACGGACCAGTAAATAAAAATGATCCAATTGGCCGATTTGGATCTCGTAATCCGGATTGTGAAATAACCAATGATTTATAAACTGAGTCAATTGCTTTTTCCTGATGGAATACTTTTGACTTTAGTTCATCGCCAATAGTTAAAATATTTTTAGATACACTGGTAATTTCGTCTTTTATTGGAATTCCAGTTAATTCTGTAATTTCCAAAATAATGTCTTTCTTGTTTACACTTCGATTTTTATCTTCGTTGACCTGCTTTCTTGCACATGCGGCATCAATAATATCAATTGCCTTGTCTGGCAATTGGCGATCTTTTTGATATTTTACTGAAAGTTCTACTGCTGTTTTAATTGCTTCTTTATCAATTTTGCAATTATGAAATTTTTCTAAGCCCGATTTCAACCCGTTAAGAATCAAAATAGACTCCTCAATAGTTGGCTCGTCAATTTTTACAACCCTAAATCGTCTCATTAGAGCTGAATCTTTTTCAAATGTCTTTCGATATCCTTCCCAAGTTGTAGCGGCAATTACCTTAATTCTACCACGACTCAATTCAGGCTTTAACATTGCGGCGAAACCCAACCCATTCCCAGAATTTCCTTCTCCTGCACTAACTTGATGGGCTTCATCAACAAATAAAATGGCATTAGGTGTTTTTACTAATTCGGCCAAAATAGATTTAATTTTTCCTTCAAAATCACCTCTAAATTTACATCCAGCCAATACCGAACCGACATCTAAACTATAAATAATTTTATTCTTTAATGTATTTGGTACTTTTCCCGTATTAATATTTTGTGCAAGACCTTCAATTAATTGACTCTTACCTACACCAGGTTCTCCGGTAAGTAAAACATTTGATTTCCGTTTCTTGGAAAGTGTGTGAGCGATCGTAAATAATTCAGCCTTCCTACCAATTAGAGGATCCGAATCTTTTTTAACCTTTTCATTCAAATTAACACAAAATTCTTCAAATACTGTTTTATTTGCATCTAGGGAAAGTGTCGCCAATTCAGCAATCATTTGTTTATTAATTCCGTATTTCGCCATAAAATAACTAGCATAAGATTCGGCGTTAGAAAAAATTGTGTCCAATAAATGAAAATATGAAAGATTTTCCCCGACATTTTTTGCGGATAATACTGCATCAAGCAGAATTTTTTGCGTTGCAGCCGTAATTTGACCCGTCATAATATTTGGATCGTCATTATTACTGAACATTTTATTTTGCAAATATGGCGTTTGCTGTTGGATAAATTTATACAATTCCGACATTAATAATTGTACATCGACACCTTTTTCCCTAAAATAATTGCTTACACCCTGATCCATAAAAACCGAATGTAAAATATGTTCAATTGTAATCGTAGTTTGCTTTAATTGCAAAGCTGTGGTAAAACTCATATCGATTAAATTTCTAATTAACGGATTAGATTTAGTGTCCATGTTGTTCCCTTTCATAATATTTTAATATTAGCAAATATACGAATTAAAGTCAATAAAAAAATGTCTGAAACTTAACATACAAATCGTTTCGAACTAAAAAATTTCTATCAATTAACCCTTCTTTTGCAATTTTAAAAATTGAATCGTTTTTTAATTTTTTAGGCAAAATAACTTTTAATTTTGCACCATCAGGCCCAAAAAAATTAAAAGATCCCCCAATAAACGCTTTCCATATAGAAATACGAATTGTTTGAATTAATTTACCGTTAATAATGAAAAAATTTTTCGGTAAAATAATATGAATTTTTACCTGCAAAATTGAAAATTGATTTGGATCAAGTTGAACATTTTTATATTGAATTGTATCTTCATCTTTTATACCGATTGGTATTGCCAACAAGAATTTTCGTTGGCCATCATTGCTGATAAAAAATCGATCACATCCTAAAATCGAATCTTGTAAAGATATCGATATCTTTACAATATAAATTTTAGATAATGAAGCACACAATTTATCATAATCTTCTTTAAGATGTTGGAATTTTTCGGTTGAATTACTATTATTATTAACATCAGGGTGAATTTTTTTTGCTAATGTTTTAAAAGCTGAATGAATAATTTGTGGAGTTAAAATCGGCGTATTCATGACTGTTATTCACCTCAAATGAATATAATTTATCTAAATTCGATATTCTTTTTCCTTTTCCGTTTCATTTCCTGGACGAAATTTTATTGGGGGGCACAACCCGTTAAAGTATGCCTTTGTTCCGTCTGGTAATGTTTTGCGAAGTGTATCTTCCAAAATAATTTTTGTTACCTCTGCATATGCTAGGGTTCCACGAGATTCATGTAATGATTCAATTTCAAAACGGAACCGTTCTTTACCATATAGTGCAATTTCACTGTTAAGCCAATTAGATGAACCAGTATACGTTTTCCAATCAGAAGATTTAATAACCTTCTTTCTATTTTTTCGATTCTTGACTATTTTTCTTATCGTTTTCCAAAAAAATTTTTTACCAATATACATTCTTCCCGTTTGAGTATCATAAATTCGATAAATGAACCCAACCCATTCTTCAGGATCAAAATCTTTAATAAAATGCCAATGTCCAATGTCTTCCATATTAATATTTATGCAAACCGTATTTTTCGCATCAAAAATACATTTTAATTATTAACTTGTACATGTTATAGCTTAACGTCAAAAACCGAGCAGTTTTCTAATTTCTGTCCTTTATAATCAATAATTTACAACGGGTAATTTTGATGGTCTAACTACCAATTACTCTGCGCGGGTGGAAAAAGCACTACAAAAAAACCAAAATTCTGGATGCGAAGCAAAACCAATCTTTTAAAATAAAAAATAACCCCGAAATTTTTAAAAGTAACCCAAAAATTTTTTATATAATAAAATAACCGTAATATAAAAATAAACAGTCTTCGAAAAAATTTTATTACTATAAAATAATGTTCTCGAAAAATTTTAAACCGTAAAAATTATAAAACACGATATTAGTTTAGGAAACATTGGCAAACATATTTTATTAGTCATTGATTCTTCGTAAATATCAAATTAGATATTATTAAATTTGATTATAAAATAAGATCATCTGAACTATCGGAACTATCGGACTTTAAAACACTTGTCGTTATTGATGATATGATAGTTCCGATAGTTATTATAATATTTTAAACTTTAATAATAATTATAAAATAAAAATACAATATATAAAAAACTTGCTATTACATTAAAAATCATCATAATCATCGGAATCATCATATCATCAATAACGACGAGTAAGTATAAATCAGCACGATATGATACTTACTCAAAAAATCCTGCCAATTTAGAAAAATCTATATCAAAGTAATAAAAGATCTTTCCATTATTTTTTTTGGTTACCCCTTCAATAGCCGTTAATTCCCTTCCAAATGAAGCAAAATTTGCTTTTGAATAATGATATGTATCATTTGTGGATGCCCAATCACGCCAATTATTAAAAACTTCTGTTGCTGATTTCCATCCTCCTGTAATTTGCTCAGACCAAATCCATTCTTCAACATAATTCTTTTTTCGTTGTTGATTTTGTTGAATGGTGAATACATCATTTGCTAATTTAGAAGATAATGGACTTTTTGTGGTTGGATCAATTGATTGCCATAATAATAACCAATTAATTTTTTCATACCAAAAAGAATTTTTTGATTTCATATCATCTGGAGTTTCAATTTCATAAAATCGCCTAGATGATGTAGTGTCATTTGAAATAACTGATAGCGAATAATTTGAGGTACCTATTAATTGAATAATTTTACTTTTATGTTCAATCATTTGGGTATGAAATTTTCTGGCTGTAATAATGTCGGATGTAATAAATGCTTTAAGATTATTTTGATCCGCAGTTGACAATCTTGCCATTTCATCTAAAAAAGCGATTGGGGTATTAGCATTTTGAATATAATAATTGGGATCAAGCAATTTATCAAAATCGGTTTTTACATAGCCGCCATTTTTGAGTGGAGAAATAAAATTATCTATTGCTGTTGATTTACCATTTCCAGTTCTGCCCACCAACACAGGCATAATTGGATTGACGGTACCGAGTAATGTTTGCGGATTCATTACTCGTTTAACATTCCAAATAAAATGTTTCATAATCGCTTTAGTATAAATTCGTTTATTATCATTTTTATCAATGATATTGATAAATTTATCCCATTCCTTTTCAGCTTCTAAATTTTTGGGTGCATCTTGTTTTGAAGCAAATCTATCAGTAACATAATCAGATAATGATATAAGACAAAAAGATAGACCGGTATTATACCATGTATTAAGAGCAATTTCCAGCCGTTTTTTGTCGATTCTTAAAAAATTGTCGATATTAAACGCATATAATTCGTCATATAAATCAACCAAAGAACAAATTCCACGAATATATGATGGGTTAATTAGTGAATCAAGTCGAATTGATATTTTTTTCTTCGTTGTGTATAATTCTACGAATTCATCAGGTGTTTTTGGATAAGATCCTAATAATTCAATTACAGAAATTTTTCTTGTATATTTTAACAATTCATTTTCTGATAACTTCCATTCGGTTTTTACAAATTGAATTATTAATGACAAATCTTCAACAGTAATATTAGGCGGAGCATTGTCAATTATTTCTCGCCATTTATTTTTCCATTGAATTTTAAAAGTTTCATTGTCTTTAGCAGGTTGAATTAATGTTTTTATTTCAGTCAGATAATCTTGCATATTTTCTCCATAAAAAATTGCTCGACCCCTCTGACAAGAGATCGAGCATTACGTTTCTGGAGAGAATACGAGTCCGTGATGTGGAACCATACAAAAGTATTTATTCTCCAGAATTTGGCTGTCAGACCATTATTACTTAAAAAAATATTCTGCACCTTCTATTTGTTTAATTATTGCATTGGGAAAATAAATATTTCTCATGTTTTGCGCCATCTTTTCCGTGGGCAAAAAGATAATATTATTATTATTATTGAACGTCCCATTTCTTAAAGAACCTCTCATTAGTCCTTGATATGCATGATCTAATGTTTTATTTAGCAAAATTTCATCACTGTCAAATCCTAATGCAGTCATTTGATTTTGATAAGCGGGTGGCCAAATATACGCTCCACCCTCAGCATAATGTAATGTGTCACTATATTGATTTAGTCCTTTAACTTCAAACGGCATCCAATTTGGATTTTTAACATATTTAAATTTATTACCTTTATTATTTTGTAATAATATTTTTTCTTCACCAATTGAATTTCCCACTAACATATCGAATAATTCAAAATTTGTTATACTGGGTTCTACTTTATTTTGCTGATTATAATAATTTTTCGACCATAATGGATAATTAGACATCCATTTTATAATAATTGGTTGATTATGATTACTAAATCTTTTTGGAATATCTAATAATTTAATAGGTACTTTTTTTAATTTTAAATAGGAAATTAATTGACTATTTTGAATACGTGCGCCCATTAAATATAAATTTTTAAACCCATTAAAAATATTGGTATTGAGCTCGGCCCACATCTCTACGTCCGGTGACCCAAAACGAAAAGCGGTCATTACCCCGGTGTCGGCATAAATTTGCATGTTTGGATTTATTAATAATTGGATGAATTTTTTAAAAGATGGATAAACCATATCATTACTATAACATAATGATTTTAAAAAATTAATGTCGCTTTTATTACACCCGTGTTTAGGATTTATTTCCATAAATCCTTCGTCTTGACATTTCCAAGAACTTATTTCGGGAATTTCGTGTTCAAGATCACAGCCAATTTGATAATTAGATGCATCGGTTAAATTAAATGAAATAAAATCTATTGCACTAATTTCCTCATCTATAAAAATGGTCCAATTTTTCTTTTTAGGAAAATTGGAAATATTTTTGAATGCACTATGCGTAATAATTAAAACTTCATTTTTATATGGATTTTTTAAATAATTGCTAATAGTTGAAGTAACTCCACCTGTATCTTTTGATTCCATATAATTAATAATTTTATACGGTGTTGATCCTAATCGAGTTGCCATTTCATATTGTAAGTCGGTAGATGGAGAACAGAAAAGAACATGTTGCTTTTTTGAAACAAGTTCTTTTGCTTTTTCAACCGCCCAATATGTTTTTCCAGCACCCGCTAATGCATCAATTATAAAAATCATATTATGATGATATATTTTTATTTATAAAAAGTCAATAAATTAATTCCCGATTCCAATTAATAATACTCTGAATGTGGAAGATGATTCTCCGTCTCCTCGTAAATCTTGCCATAAATTAATTGTACTCGTGTAATTTCCTGGACCATTTAGGTATATTGAAGTACCTTGCCAACCGGTATCAGATACATAATTATCAAATTTTGTTGAAGGTAAAACCAAGAAACAGTTATTTGGGAAAGTCAATGGCCACTGCTCGGTAAAAGGACCTCTTGCGCTTGTGCTCAATTCAGTTGAACCAGTCATCCATTGTAATATTAAACCACCTGGGAATACCTGATAACCATTGGTTGCCAATAAATGATTATTAAAATTTAAATTAATATTTCCCCATTGTGTTGTTCCATTTGCATTTGTTAATAATGCGGAGCCTGCTATTATGCCGGCAACAGATGGCAAGGAGAATGCCCCAGATGTACCAGAATTTATGGTAGTTACACCAGTAATATCTAAAGTTCCCTCACCAATTATTTTTCCGTTAACGGTAAGATTATTACTTGCAAGGGCATTTCCAATAAAAAATGATTGACCATTGATTATTGCAGCATTATTTACAATTAAATCACTAGAAAAAGTTGCATTTCCCGTCACATTTAGTTGTTCATATAATGTTGTTACCCCGGATACATTTAATGGGTTCAGAAGAGATGTTAATCCATCGACAGTTAATGATCCGGTCACGCCTAATGTACCGGATAGTGTTGTATTTCCACCGACTATTAGTTGATTTTCGAGGTTTGCTATTCCGATCACATCTAATGTACCGGATAGTGTTGTATTTCCACCGACTATTAGTTGATTTTCGAGGTTTGCTATTCCGATCACATCTAATTGTGAAGATAATACCGACGGGCCATCTACCGATAAATTACTATTAAGTGTAGTTGCCCCAGACACGACCAATTTTCCCGCTGTTAAATTATTTTCGACATTAATATTAGTTCTTGTAGAGTCAATTGTTAGAACAGGGGTTGCATTTATGGCTCCATGTGAATTAAATAAAAAATCACCGTCAGTTCCGGGAGCCGGTGCCACCAATGAATTTGCAACAACATTATTAAAATAAACAGTTCCGGTTAAATTTGCAAATTCACCTGGCAATAAGCTATTTCCATTGGTTGCATACATCACATTTCCATTGTCAACGGCCATTACCATATTATTATTTGAATCTATACTAAAATCAATTTGGTCGTTATCGCCTAATGTTAATTCGGTTAAATTATAAATACCACTTTCTGTTATGCCGTATGTTGGAGCAGTTGCAAAATTGAGACCTGGCCTTATATTTCCAAACCCACCAATTCCCGGTTGAATAATTTCTTCAGATGATACAATTGCCATTAAATTATTATTTGCATATAATTCAAGATAAATTACATTACCATTTGGTGTATTTATTGCCGGTGCAACTATAAATCCTTCTTTTCCCGCACCTTGATTACTAGGCGGTCCAATTAATATCCATTCAGTTCCACTCCATACATATAATTGAAGGTTGATTAAGTCAAGCCATTCGTCCCCTTCAATTGGATTGAGTGGAGCGGTATCTGCAGCGGTAATAACACTAATGGACTTGAAAGTTGTACCGTCCCAAAATTTGATAGCGTCAGAAACGGTGTCAAACCATATTTGACCTATAAATGGATTTGACGGAGGTGTAGAATTAGCAAAATTTTCTGCCATCCTAACTAAATTTGTATTGAGCGTGGTTCCAAATCCAGCGTAATCTTTTCCGATAAGACTTAATCCACCATAAGTGGATACTAATTGGGTATCGGGAACAGATGTTAAAATATTTCCATTAGTATTTTTTATTTGATATGCCATTTTTTCCTATGCACTTAACGAAGATAATGTTGATATACGAACAACATACGTTATATCTAATTGTCTGTTTGAAGATTTTATAATTGGAGAAAAAGTTACGTGTGTTAATAATTGTCCTGAACTACTAATAAGTCCTAATTCATCAAAAGCATAATTGCTTTTGATACTATTAACATTATCAAATGCTGTTTGATTTGATGGTTCACCATAATCTAATAGACACGAAATTACCATATCGGTATATGCTTTGCCTGGGATATGATCGTATGTTATATTATTATCAATTGTATCTGAATTTGCAGAAAAATTATTATTTATGATTTTATCATATGTTTTATTGTACAGAGAAGCCGTACTTCCAACATTATTGGGGGGATTATATGTTATTATTCCCGTGCTACTCACGGTAGTTCCGCCATTACCAAATGCCATTGAATATACAAAGCCGGTAGTTGTAGTATCCGATGCGTTTAATACACCGCTCATTAAACTTTCAACAATAGCCACGGATAAATTTTCAAAATGAATAGAATTATGTGTATCTAATAATATTTCATTAGTTAATTTATCGGTAATAGTTACATGCCCAGATATTTTTAACTGTTGGTTGTCTAAAATCATTTTACTCTCTTGTTCACATGAACTTTACTTGTTATTGAATTTTTGGGAATATTTTTTTCATTTATAACTATTTTTAAATATTCATTAACTATAATCGCCGGAATTTCATCTGGTTTCATGTATATATTTATACCGGCGGAGTTGCACCTTGCTCTACCAAAAAATTTGAAATTGTTGAATTTGAATTAGCCAAAGGTACATTTGAAAGTTTATACCATGTTGCTATTCCCGGAGACCCTGGTATTTCTTGGTCAAACGATGAACTTATTACCTGTGACCCAATTAGTTGTATAGGTGGTATTCCGGTACATTCTGTTCCTCGCATCAATCCTGACAAAACATTGTGAATTCTATCTATATAAAGATACGTTATTTTTTCCCCATTAATAAAAATTTTTCCACGTAAATTAGCTTCAGGAATGGGTGTTATTAATCCCGCCACCGATTCAACTGAAATAGTCGAATCAGTTGAATATAAATTATGTGTTAAAGTAGTTACCGAATTTGCGCCAATACTGGTATATGAAGTTTTTCCAGTTAAAATAATTTTTATATTGCTAGTTGGAGAAATACTTGAAATATTTAATTTACTATTTTTAATAGTCCATTGTTCTGTATTAATAGAAATATTATCAACTAAAACACAAGCTTCGTCCGGGGAAACATAGTTCCATGGAACTTTTATGTTACTTGTTTCGGTCGTTTCGATTTGAAAAGTTTCAATTGGTTCTGTTGACATTGATTCTTTGAATAATTTAAATCCTAGTAATACGGCGTTGGAGTTAAACATTGGATTGGGGATAGTTGTTATGGTTGCTAATACATTGGAAATATTTGAGCTAAGATAAGAACTATTTGCATTTTGATATAAAGAAATATCTAAGCTGTCAAAAATTTGACCCGATACATGCTCTTCAGGTGCATAACTTGTTATATTATCTACGAAAGGTCCTCCGGATATTATAATATCCGCGGATCTTATTCCCAAATTACTATCGGTAAATTTACTGCCTATAATGGTTGCTGGCTGCAAAGAAGTAACATGCCTAGCTAAACCATTTGTTACTCTAAAATCACCGAACTTTCCAGTTAAAGTATCTTTTCCATCTTTATTTCCCCCAATTGTTAATAACGCCGGAGAATCATTTCTTGAAAGTTGCTGAAAAGGGGGAACGGAGTTTGTTATAAATTGTGAAGGTATGCTAAATCCAGCAAAAACATTAGTATTTCCTTGTGGTACTCCATCTAAATAAAGATAAAAATTTCTATCCTTTCGTTCCGCGCTTATAAAGTGTAATGTATTATTTGTTATTTCATTACCTTTAATAGAAAATAATATTTCACCGGCTTCAACTAAGGAAGTGGTGGATGATATTATATTACCTGTCAAGGTTATATTGCCATTATTAAATGAGTATTGATTTTTACTAAGTAAATTTCCATTAAAGAATATTATGGTATTTTCCAAAGAATGGGATGGAATATAAAAAGTTGAAACATTTGCAGATAAACTTAATGGCCAACTAATTTGTATTCCATATGCATTAATATTTCCGTTTTCAATTGTTGATAAAAATCTTGTTTTTTTATATAAATCTGTCACAGGTGATTCATTATTGGTAATTTCAAATAATGTTTGTGTGGTTATATTATTAGATATTTCAACAAAAAATTCGACAGTAAAATCGTTAAAAGAAAAATTATAATCCGAGTCGCCAATCGATTTTATATATCCGCTCATTATTCCTCTATTTGTTCAAAGTTACTGCCATTATTAAACTACTTTGGGGATTAACATTATTATTTAACAATGTTGAATCAACAATTACAGAATTACTGTAATTTATTATTTCCATTTTCTTTTGATTCCATGATAAATCATTTATATAGGTTGTTGAATTTATAGAATTTAATGAAATATTTGGTATTGCATCGTTTGTTAAATCTTCAAATGTTAAAAGCAATGGTGTATAATTAGAAACATAGTACGGATCATTTGTAATATTTAAAGGAAATGGTTCGGTTGGTACAATTATACTAGTGGATCCTATTGTATATCTATTAACACCGTTTGTCAATCGTAATTCGTCTATATATCCAGTGTAACCATTTTGTCCATTAACATCAGCTCCCAATGTTAAATTAAAATTAGATGCCGCAATTGATAGATTTGACGAATTTTCCAGTTCTCCATTTACGTAAAGATAAAAATCATTATTATATTCTTGTAATGTAATAAAATTCCAATTATGTGTGGATATATTACTGATACTTTCTAATAATGCAATATTTGAATTAGAACCAACACATATATTATTATTTTCATTTTTATAAATAACAATTCCGATATTGCTAGATATATTATTTCTGGTATCAATTAGCACTGAAGTAGTAGATACATCTTCAAAATTACAGAAAAATTCTAAGGTGAATATGTTTGAAGTATTTTCAAGATAGGAAATATTCGGACTACTTGAATTTACGGTAATATATTGATTTTTTTCGGCATTAAAATAAGCAGATGAATTTCCAAATCTAAATGTATTACGAGATATTGCCGAATTTGTTAATAAATTAGGATGCCATGCAATATTAAGTGAGGTAAAACCCGACGAATCATCTAAATCGTATAACGATCCAGACGGTATCGAATAAGATTCAATAAATGTTCCACCATTAACGGTAACTCCTGGATATTCAACTCCTGTCATTAATAATCTGGCCTGATTTGCAAACATATTGGCTGTTGGAAAATATGTAGCCTGTATTCTGTTCATTGCCGTTGTTGAAACAATTGTAGAAATATTTGCATTACCCCATATATTAGAATTATTAATGTTTGCGCTATTTGCATTATTTACCAATGATCTAACAAAAATATTATTATTGGAATTAAATGCAACTGTATTTTTTGAATATACAGTATTTGGATACAAAAATTCAACAGTCGGATTTACTCTGTCAAAACGAATTGATGTTTTTATTTTTCGGGTTGAAGAATTTTCAAGTCTCGGATAAGCGACACAATCAATTATAACATTACTGTCAGAAGTTATTAAAACTTTGGGAGTGGAGGTAAAATTATTTCCACCATCAATTATATTAATTGTTCCAATAGATCCGATTATTGTATTTCCGATAGTTGCATTAGCTATAACATTTCCACCATTACCGTCAGTCGATATTATTTGAACAGCTAAATTTGATGATGAATATCCTTTTCCCGGTATTATAACATCAATTGATCCTATGGAATATGTATAATTATTATTCCACGGAGAATAAATTGGCAATTGCAATGTAGTTGGGTCTGAAGAAATTGAACCATCTGGGGTTCTTATATAAGAAGATATTTCATCAGTTGTTGGAATATAAGGAATTGATACATCACCATTTGGATATAATGGTGTATTTATTCCATTAACATATGAATATTCGAGATTATAAGGTAATGCAAAATAATTTGGGCCAATTATATAAGGATAGATCGGATTATTTAATGAATCAATGGTTGAAAAATATGCATATGTTCCGGCAGGATATTCAGGTGTAACGCACCATCTTCCATTATTTTTGTCAAGTGTTCCTGAATTAGGTACATATATAAAATCTTCAATATATTCACCTGTTGGGGCAGAATATATTGCAAGTTGCAAACCATTTACAATAGGTTGGTCAGTTTTATCCAGCCGGGGAACATTTGATAATTGATAGCTGCTGGAATTCATTATTATATTTCCGCTGCCATCCGAATTTTCGTATCCGTACGATCCATAAATCGGAACACCATCCCATGCATATCCAATAATTGAACTATGAATATTTGCATTTTTTTCATACATTAAATATGGATCTGTAAAATATTGATATGCACCGTTTTCATTCGGAAATCCTTTTCCCGGATCTAATCCTATCGACTGAGCTTCCCAGACCGTATTAATTGTATATGTATTTTTTACCTGCAAATTACCTAATAAATATAACGTTTCGGTTTCGCCACTATTAGAATTATAAAAAGGAACACCATTTACCGCTGAGGCAATTGGGCCTACATTATTATTAACCGTTGGAAATTGAATGGAATCAGCATATATTTTTTCTTGAAATCCAAATGACCAATTTTGCTTTTCGATTGTATATGGATCAGTGGAATTTGGGAATGTATCAGTTGCGTGATTTGGTAATCCATTGCTTGTTATAAAAAAAGAAGATGTATTAGCAAAAACTCCAACATTTGGATAAAATTGACTTAATTGTAATAATCCATTTGGTTTTACATTATTTGTATAATCCAAAACAATGTTAGCATAATTTCCGTCATATTGTGCCGGAAGGTCAAAATCTATTAATCCAATATTGGCATAATCTTTGGCTGTGTAAATATCGTGAAATTCTCTAACACGTGTATGATATGGTGCTGTCTCTGCTATGAAATCTTCAATTGTTGTTTGATTATCTGGTTCAAAATTTCCTTGAACAGATAAATCACGATTGTTATAATCAACCGATATGAAACTTGTTTTGAATAACCAATCAAGATTTTTATTTTCGTGAATAATATACTGAATAACCGCATAAAATGCATTATCCGCCGCAGTTGTTAAATCACTATTACCGATTAAGATAACATTATTTAAAATTTCTGTTATTAATCGAATGTCAATATATGGATCATTGTCAAAATATGCACTATCAAATGGTGCAGAATCAAATCCAATTTTTGATGTTATAAAATCGTATAAATCTGGCAAAAATTGTATAGTTCCGTTTTGAATATATATTGGGTCTAATTCAGTTATGTTTGCATCAATGTCGTTTTTTGTTGCCATATATATGGCAATATTTCCACTGCCATTATCATTAAGTTGAATTATGTCACCAACAGAATAATTTATTTCCGGAAGATCTCCAATTGATGATAATGTATATGTCGGAGTTGTGTTTGCATATGCCGATGAAGACCAATCAGTATATTTCCAATCTGTTGATAAATTATATAATTGATGACTGGAAATTACCCATTTACCGGATGTTGCCGAAACAATTGACCAATAATTTGATTTTAATGTGTCATCCTGCAATAATAAAATTCTATAATTTTCGGGATAATCATTAATATTTAATTGATTTAAAATATCACGGTTTGTAATTGTTTGATTAAAACCTGTCGTTGGAATTGGATCTACTGCACTCAATGATGAAACAATCGATGATGTTGCAATAGCTAAATTTGCAAGTTGAGAATTGATAACAGAATAATATATATCTAAAGCCGTTATTCTATTAACAAAAATTGATTGCTGTGGTTTAGACAAAATTCCAGTTTGTTGGCTATAAGGCAGTGTAATATCTGGTATTAATTGATTTAATATTGACACCCCACTTAAACTATCAATGAATTTACTATAAATTGGTGTTTTATACCACGATTTTGTTCCGTCATTACCTATTAATGCAAATTCATTGTGCAATTGATTGTTGGCGGATTCTAACACATAATCTATATGTAAAACAACAGTATTTGAGGATATAAATTGGTTAATATTCCACACGGCAACCGCATTTGTATCCAGAGCGGTAATCATTGGTATTCCTGAATTAGGAATATCTTGTAAGGCAGTTATTAATTGGTTGCAAGACATATTGTGAATAGAACCAATAGTTGTTTTGCCATACACCCAAAATCCATACATTCCGGTATAACTATTAAAAGTATAAGGACAGTTATTGTCTAAAACATATCCATTATTATCATTATTGATATAATTTGTGGGTGAAGATGAACTATTAACCCATTCATAAACTTCAATGGTTGAATTGGGTAACCATTGATTCCAATTTGCTGCTCTTTCTTTTAAATTTCCTAATTGGGCATCAATTGTTTTTAGATTTTTTGTTTTGAACCAGGTTTTTCCTACCTGATTATTTCCCCATAATTCATTACCAAGGTTAACGAATTCCGGATTATTTTTAATTAATGTCCATAATGCAGAATTAAATATACTCCCGCTTTTACCTGCATATAAGGCTTGATATAAATTATTTCCGTATACAACTCTGTCGTTAATATTATATATTGTCCCTGGTGTCCACAATGGGATGTTATATAGTGCAGGGTCAATGTCTGATATATAATCTAAATTTTGTGATATTTTACCAGGAATTATCCCCGCTACCAAATCTACTATTTCTAAGTCTGTTAATTTAATATTTGTTACGGAATCATAAATCCAAGCGCGACTTATACTTGTTGAATCAATCGGAAGTTCTTGTGAGGTAGAAACTGTCCAGCCATGAGATAAATTTGTATTATTATATATAGTTACCGTATTATCCGGTATGCTATTTTCGGTTATGAAAATACTTTCTATTTTTCCGTCGTAAATTAAACCAGTTGATGTAGTTAATATTTCTTTGACTTTGGTTAATTGAATTGTATCTGTGGCAGAAGAAATCCAATTTCTGTCGGTTGTTAAAACTTGAAAAATATTTAATTTTTGAATTGTTTCAGGTGATTTTTCTTCAAATAATGTATTATATCCGTCAAAATATGTCCCATCAATAAATGAAACATTTGAGATAACGGTTTCTTGGTCGTTAATATTTTCAACAACTCCGATTAAATCGGAAGTTATCCATTTAATATTCTGCCCAAATTGTTGCAGTGTATTAGTATCCGGAATTATGGTATCTAATAATACAAATTTGCTGAATAAACTGGAACTTATCATTCAAAAATCCTCAATAGTATTTATTGTTTTAAATTCCACTTATTCCGGTTGTACTCATTGATTGAATAATATTTAAAATAAGATTGCCATTTGATATGGTAGCCGAAATACCTGAATAATTGGTTAAATTATTAATATCGGTTATTAATGATGAGATGGTTATGCCAGATCTTGTTACAACCCAATCATTAAGATTAATAGACGGTACATTTAAATCAACATCATTTATCGGAATAATTTTTTGAGATGTTATTCGTGTATCTAATGCATAAAAATATAAAGATCCTTTTTGATGTACACTCTTTGTGCTACCAACAGCTAATTTATTATCATTAATAGCTACAGATAATCCAAAATTTGAATCTTCAATATTGGGTGCTATTATTGTTTGCATAACATTGAAGCAAAATCCTTCTATTTGAATTGTGCTCGCCGTAGGTAATGCGGGTGAAAAAATTATATTGCTGATAAATCCAGAATTATAAGTAACAGAAAATACCGATGGGGATAATTTAACTCCATCAACTAATATAGATGAAATTGTTGAAAAGTCATTGGTTGGGGAAATATTTGCTGTCGAAAAAGCATGGTAAGTTTTTTCTTTAACTCTTCGGTAAATAATCACCGCCCCGGAATTGTAATTAGGAACGCCGACAACCAATGTTTCCCCATTTTTATCGCAGGATAGTGATGTGCCATATCCAGTTGATGTACCAAAAGGATCAATTAATTTGCCTTCGTATTTGTAATAATTATTGGGTGTAGTAATGTAAATTTTTTCGTATGTATCCAACGGTATTAATAAATTAATTGTTGAACTATTTGGGTTAACAGAAAAATCTATATTTGGAATTAAAATTTGGGTAAGTCCATTTTCAAAATAAACAGATATTTTTATACTGTATGCATCTATTATAGACCGATTAACAGTTATGATATTTGATACGTTGGATATTATTGTATAATTTTGGGTAGATTCGTTTGTATGTAGAGAATAAACCGATATACCAGCAACATTTGGAGCTAACATTGATTTTGATCGAATATAAAGCCATGATGCATCGGAGCTTAATGAAAGTTGATTTCCAAAATAAGATTGACTTGCATTTGAATTTGTAATTCCATCACCGCTTAAAATTTGAGTTACGACCGGTCTATTATTTTCGATTTGGACAATATATACCTGTCCATTACCTGTAATACCTCCATTTAATGTTGTCGCAGATATTGCGGCGATACCTGGTTGACATACTACATGTTGACCTAATAAATAGGTATCCGGATGATATGATTCTATTGCATAGACAGTTGAACCTAAGTCAGGTATAACTATATTTCCGGTTGTTAATTTTTCGGCTAACATTCGTACTTCAACTTCCCCCAACCCAGATTTAGCAGTAGGTTTACCTGACCATAAAATTTGATTTTGATCGTCATATGCTATATCAGAGATTGGATCTTGATTTGATATTGCAGGATATGAAATTTTGGTCAAATAAGGTTGCAATAGGTCATATGATGTCCACCCTTTTGCATCATTTTGGACATATCTAACGGTATCTTCGGATTTTATATTACTAGTACCGATTGAATCTCCACGCAAACTTCTACTTGTGTAAAGTGAAAGGGAAGTCCAAGCCGTATCGTATGTAATATTAGAAAAATTATTAATTGGGCCGGTAACTATTAAACGAGAATAACTATTTGCAGATGGAGCAATTTCATAGTCATCAACATTAAATATACCTTGGATAGTTAGATTTGATGCCGAATCTACGTGATCTACAGCAATTATATTATTTGCAATAACTCCAATATTAGATGATAAATTGAATAGTAATTGATTTGCACTAATTTGAGTTATTGCATTTATTTGAGTGTATGGGGCATCAAACGTTAATACATCCCATTGATTTGGAGGATCGGCTAGTTTATTAGATCCTAGCCAAAAAGACCCACCATTTTCAATTATTTTTAATATACTACTAATATTATTACCGCTATTTAACATTACGCGTGTATTAGCAAAAAATAATGAAGATTCGTCGGATTTAATAAATCCCGGAATATTATTATATGCCCATTTAATTAAATTATCGGGTATTACTGGGCCGCCTTTAATAAAAGGTGATTCGTTTAATACAAGATTTCCAGATTGTTGGATAAAATCATTTGTCCAATTTGGTGATTTTTCATATAAATTAAATGGTGTTGTTTGAATGCTTGTGCTATCTGATGTATTTGCAGTTGATACAAATGTTAAAATTAATGGATTTTGCGTATTAACTTTCGGAGAAAGGCTTACATCCCCATATCCGGTTCTTGCTGTGGCACCGTATTCACCCACCTTCATTGCATATTCTTCAACAATGGTTGTTTGTGTATTAAAAGACGGTGTCGACCCTCTACCATAACTATTAACAGAATTTAACGATCCCTTTTCTTTTATCCAACCACGATAAAAATCGGTCTGCCCAGCCAGATCGATATCGAGAGAACTTAACCAATCACGTTCTACATAACCAATTGTATTATTCCTTAATGTTACCATATCAGTTAAATATGGTCGATAATTTATGTCAAACGCATGTGTTAGATCATTTGCTTTTGTTGATAAATTGGGTAATAATTGATTGCTGAATGTGGTCGAAATTAAACTAAATTGATTATATTGAAAAGTTGAAGAGCCAATTATATTGACAGATGCAATATAGTTAGAATTTTTCCAGCTAACCAATGATCCTGTTTGATAATCTTTATTTGGAATCCAATCATCTACATTATTTGTTGTGATTAAAAATCCCGGTATATCTAATGTACCATTCCAGTTAGATGTTTTTTGCCCACTTAATTGCAAACGAGTTTGCCGAGTTCCCGTTATTGGATTATATATAATGTCGTTAAATTCAGATTCATTATTGATTATAAAACGATGCTCATAGCTAATGATATTAGCTCGAATACATGAAAATATTGAACCATTTTGGTTGGTTATAGTTACATTATTTTGATCTCGTGAAACGTCAAGATATTTTAAATTAACTGGATTCCCATTAACGTCCAATAATAGACTAGTTAATGGATCTGTTAAATCATATAATGTTCCAGAGGTTCCTTTGTATTCAATAACAGAAGAGCTGGGATTTAATACCAGGGATAAATTCCCTTTCCAATTCGTTAAACTCCATTTTATAAATTGTAATGCAGCATTGGACCAATCTATTTTACTTTGATTAGAATCGACTGTAAATGCTATTCCGTTTTGAATTAAATATTGCCCATATCCTGAAAGAAAATTAATTACATCTTGGGGAGTCGCAAATATTGTATTATAAGGTATTACTTCCGGCGAAACATTAAATGTATTTGAAAAATTATATCGATCATTTCCCACACTAATAATATAATTATCGCCGGTGGTAATAGCGGGGTAAATTGTAAAATATGGATTATTTTTGTCATAACCCGTTATTTTATATCCTTCTCCATCTGGATCGTTTGTTATTATAACTCCACTATATTCTACTATACCTGTTGGTGTACTTTGATTTAAAAATAAAGAAAAATCTCTATTGGGTATTAGTTCGGCTGCACCCGTATCACTTGGATCATTTGGAGATGCATAAACTGTAAGATTTGATATGTCCGAAAATCCACCCAATCCATACATTAAATTAATTACGGTATTATCAATAGTGGATCTAAGAATAGATGGATTCATTCCATTTTTTCTTAAATATTCAACAGAATAATTTATAATGCTATTAACAGGTGTGCTGTCGACGCCATTAATTACAATTCGGGAAAGCGATGGTAATAAATTTTTATATTTAAATTCATAATAATTATTTGTTGGTATAAAGTTATTAGTATCCCACGTTGTTCCTAACATAAATAATGGATTTTGTAAAATTTTTGCTCGTAATTGAGCAAATGGCCAGAAGCTAGATCTTTTCCAGGCCGTAAATACGGGATCACCATCACCATAAACGAAATTATTTTTGGCGGAACTATCATCAAATGTGCCGATTACGGCTTCATTAGGACTGAGTAATGTTCCTGAACCATTAACCGGGATAACATCTAACATTTCTAATTGGACGCCATAACTGCTATGGGTTATGCCATATGGATTACGTATTAAACCGTTTGCAATGTCATTCCACATTACTAAATTTTCTCCGGTATATGGAGATGGTCCATATGTGGTGTCCCACCATGCCGGTTTAATTGAAATATTTAATAATTCCCAAGGTCGAGTATTCGGATTCTCTGAATTATAAAACCAATCGTAAATACCTCGCCAATAACCTAATAGTGGTTGTTTATCAGATAGTTTGTCTAAACTATTACTCCAATTCCAGGTAAATAAATTACTTTCATCGTAAAAATTATTTGAGTAACTAATATTATATTGGGCAGCCCATTCATAAAATAATCTCTTAGAAATAGATAATTGTTCGCTTTTTGAATAAGGCCCAGTTCGAAATCTACTAGTTTGTGGAACTCGAGTTTCAATTGTGTCTGACCATAATTGATTGTTTACTTTCAGATTATTATAAACTCGTAATTCATAATCTAATAATAAATTATCTCGAAAATCATTAAAACATGAAGTAATACTACCGTCGTGCCCCTGAATTACTTTTCTGGGTGTTTGATAAGTATTATCGGTATATATTTGTGGTATATAAGACTTTGAAAGTCCTAATTTTGTTGGTGTTGCTGGAATATACGATCCAATCGTATTTGAAATTTCGTAGACATCCAGTGTATCTTTTAAATTTAATGTTGCCGCAATATTTAAAATATTTCCTGCTGTTGTATAATCCCGACCATAAATTAATTGATTATTATTTAGATATACCTGCAATGATAGATAATTTGCAGAGTTCCAATCATATGTTTGCTGCAAATTAAATTTTAATGATTTTGCATTTTTTATGGAGTAAGAAGTCTTTTGCCCTCCCCAGAAACACATATCACTTGATGCCCAAGATTGAGATGAATTAAAAGATGACGCAATTGATTGCAACGCTTGATCAACCGCAGATTTACTTGATATATTTTGAGCATTTTTAATTTGTGAAAATGAATTAATTAATTTTTGCTTGAATAGAACGTAATCTTCTCCGGCAGTTCTAATAGATTGGTCAATATCAAATTTCGGATTTGTCAATAATATTGTTGAAATTAATGAATTTGACTCTTGATATAATATAGTTCCCGATATTCCTTTATAAGCGACTAAATTCAATGTAGCTAATCCATTGGTATTATTTGAATTAGACAAAATAGTTGTGGCATGATCTCTCATATCGCTTATAGTAAAAGTATCGATTGATTGTCCAGATGGATTATTGCTGAATGAGCTAGGAACATCATACCATGCATTTGCTATTGACGTTGAACTAGATATTTTGATAAAAATTATGCTTGTGGAAGATATTAAATTAAAATCTATTGTTACCAGAATATTTGGCCCAGTCTGTACAACTGAAAATTTATCTGTGGCTAGCTGTTTACCATCGACATATATTATTGGGGCCAGATCATTTTTTAATGTCCCAATCATTTTAATAATATTAGCGCCAACAGCAACAGTATTTTGATATAAAGAACCGTCTGACATTATATATTGCCACGGTTCATAAGAATTTTCCAATAAAGTAGCTGTTTTAATTTGGTGAGGTTTTCCATTGTTTATATGAAGTGGATTCGTGCCGGTTGTTGTATATGAAAATGAATCAGATACATAATTATTGTCAAAAATAATATCATTTAAATTTCCGATATTTCCGTATGTCAATGGAAATCCTAGAACAGTATCATTTGTCCCGGAGCCAATTTTATATGAAAATAGTTTACTACCAGTGAAGCTAGTTTCGGGATAAATGTCATTATTTCCAAAGCTATAATTATTAATATCATATACATCAAATAATGGTTGTTGATTTATTTTTGTTTTATTTTGGGATGCAATTGACCAATTTGCACCGTCAAAAATAACAGTGTTATATGTATTAGTAACTAATACATTTGAATTTACCTTTGTAATTTCTCTGGGTACTAGATTGATAACTGGTGTAGAATTTGGAGTTATAAATGTAATATCGTATATTGTAGATCTAACTGAAGAATTTTTATCGCTCGCAAAAATTATGCTATCACCGGTGGATAGCGAAGTTCCATTACATGTAAAACTCGTTGCCCCTTGTACAATGGAAAATGCATTTGGTGTACTATTGTCAAAAAAAGTAACAGTTGACAACCCAATCTTACCTTGACCAAATAAAATTAGTGGTATAAATTCTATAATTGGTCGTGAAGCAAAATTAAAACTATTAGGAATATCTGTTAATCCTAATATATTAATTATAGAATTTATTGTTTTTTTATGAACCCATAAATTAGTTCTGCTCCACAAATTTAAATCGGGGGCAGCACGATTTATAGTAATATAATCAGGTGGATTATTTTGATCGGCTACAAAAGGAGGAGTAACAATATTATTTTTATTAACCAGATTTATATATTCTCCAACGCCTTCGACAATATAGTTATTTGAATCAATAGAAATTATCATTCCATTTAATAATGTTATATTATTTGGAGAGGTGTAAGAATTTTTTCCAATTATATTCGTTAACGAATCATTAATAGATATTTTGCTATTCCAATACCATGAATTATCATTTTGATCTAACCAACAATAGTTGTGATAATTTAAAATTTTATCTAAATCAACAAAACCTTGCCAATTATATATTCCTGAAGTTAATAATCTATTCCAAGAAGAAGTAATTGCATCTTTATTGGCTGCGGAATTCAATAAATCAATAAAATTTGATGTTCCGGAGATATTATTTTTTTCATCCCGGGTAACAAATGCGGGTTCTAGTTGATAATTTTGTCGAGGTGCTGTTGATTCAAGAAGATATGATCCATCTTGCAATTTTCCATTTAACCACTGCCTTCCTACATATCCATCGAATCGAGATAATTTGGGTTGATTAGTTAATAAATCTAACGTTCCCGACAGAAATTTTTTGTTAGCCGATGTTTGTAAATATGGTGGTAAAAAAGTTACTGATTTATTAATGTCCATATTAATATTTATGCGTCAGAAACCAGCGTATTCATATCCGACGCTTTATTCACCCTAAGAACGCTACAATACGTTATATCTTCTCTCCGTCTAGTATGTGAACAAGAAAAAGTTGAAAATATTTATAAAATAACAAATCGAATACTCGGAATTGATATGAACCCAAATAATATTGGCATTTCAATTACTGATTTGGGCAAAGACGTATTTCACGAAGTTTTTAAATTTACCGACGGGACCAGAACCAATAAAAATAAACGAAATCACGAAACCAAAGAAATTGCATGTCGAATAATTAAACTTGCATTGCATTTTCACGTATCAATGATTGTTTTTGAAGAACTAACGATGGGAGCAAGAAATGCAAAGAAATGCAAAAATTTCAATAGGCTTTGTAATAACGAGTGGAATAGAAATTTATTTCAATTGCAAATAAGAAAATTAAGTGACCGATATAATATAACCTGTTAATTAGTAAACTGCGCCTATTCAAGTACAATTGGAAATATTTTATTTCGGAATCTACCAGACCCATGCGCCGCGGCAAAAGAAATAGCCCGGCGTGGACCAAACAAATACGTTAACAGTTTGCGTATGTATCCAAATACCAATTTAAGTAAAGTTCGCGTTTTAAACCAATGGAAGGAAGAAGAAGCCGCGGGACTTTTACTAACGAAAATATTGGAGAGCTCGTGCTCCCCAATTGCTTCAAAATGGGTAGAAATACATACGGCAATAAAGAAGTCCGGAATAAAGTACCGGGTTCCACTCGAAGATATTAATTCGTGTGTCTTTAGATTTAATTCAATAAAATCAGGAATATTTGAACATATAATTGTTTAATATTCGTTGTACTAATTTTATTGGAAAAGTTACTTTACGAAAGAATAAGTAACCGCCACTATCCCTGTACTCATATTTTATTGATAAGTGTTTCATATAACTCTTTAGTTTGCATTGTTCACTACGCACTGATATGTCCCCGCAAGGGTGCCACTAGTCGGAACGTTAACCGTGAACCCCGTGGTCGCGAGATTGCTATAAAATGGGGATCCGGTCGTCGCCGAGCTGGATGATATTGGAATAGCGCAGCTTGTTGGGGCAACGCTCATCGCCGTGCTGAACGTGATAGATACAGAGGTGGATGAAGAGATACTCCACGACCCTGCGCGAATCGAAGGAATTGCAATACTGGAGTCTTGCAGAGCCCCACTAGTGTTCGAGAATGTAGCGATGTGCCCCGCTGTCGAAGTAGCTGGCCCGGTCACAAGGTTTGCTCCACCGACGGAAATCCCTAAAGGAAGATTCGCTGCGAGGGTTGGGATGGTAAGCTTAAGCGCGTAGCCGTTGTTCGAATTAGTTACATTGTTCTCCACAATTAACGTTGGATGACAGCCAGTTATGCTGAGTGTTGTGGAGTCGGACGGGCACTGAAGCACATTAAAAGCCCCGTTGCCATCGATGTAAACTCCTCCTCCAAACCATGTCGTACTAGAAGCGTAGGCGTAAAAATTCCATCCCGGGGTCGAGTAATATGGATTGAATTGCGCATACCCGTAAGATGACCCATGAGATGCGCCTTGGATATTTTGCAGTGGATTTTGAGACAAAGTGAAATTGCTATTCGTGCAAGCACCAGTCTGCGCTGTGCCGGTCGTGCTGAAAGTGGTGACGCATCCACCGACATTAATTGTTTTCGACGTGCTCCAATTCTCGGAATCGGTAACACCTGCTTCAGTGTATGCATTAGTCGATGGGGTGAAAGTGCTTTGATAGCCATTTCCATTTCCTGAGAGTGAAAAGACCTTATAGGGCAGATTCCAATTCGCACATCCAATTGCTCCACATTGTGCGCCGATCACTTGGCCGTAGGGGCCAGGTGCGTTAAGCGGCGGCTGGTACATATTCAGGCCGTAGCTGTACGACCCTACCAAGCTGATTCCATCAGGAGCGGGTAGCTGTCCGTGGCCAGGGGTCCAAGGATCGCCATAATTTTTATTCCACGCCGTTCCCGGGGGCGCGATTGGGCAATTCATATACAACGCGCAACCTGCGCTATTTGAAATCGAGAGTGGTGCGTCTTGTCCTGTCAGCTTTCCGTAAATCGCGATTGACAAACCTGAGCTGTTTGCTTTTCCGATTGAGGGGATGATTGATCCGAATCCCAATCTGTGCGCTTGCACGTGCTGCCAATAATGGTGGGGCTGCTCGATGTTATCCCCGACTGCAAGGGAATATCCGGTCGCCCCGGTAAAAGGCTCCGTATATAGTGTGCCATCGACAGATCCGTTATTAGGATGTGCAGAGGTGGCCGCGGCGTTGTATACCTGCCAAACTTTTGCGGCAGGATAAATATCATAGGGATTGACAGTGGGCGCGGATGCTGTGGCCGAGCCTGATACTCCCACTCCAGCCTGATCAATCACGCAAGTCGTGAATGTACCACCTGACAAGGTGGCCAAATGCGCAGATGGGGCAATTGATGGGCTTCCTGTTGATGCAAAAACAATTGCAGGGGGAGCACCGGATGCATAGCCACTGCCGCCGCTCGGAGTGCAAGCTGTGACCACGCCGCTGGACACTGTGATTGCAATGGTGATGCCTGCTCCAACCGAGGATAGAGCCGATGTCGTTGGGCCATAGGCTACGTTATTAGCAACACCGCCCTGGAATAAAGTAAGGGCGTTTCCACTGCTATTATTCAGAATTGGGACAACCTGCCGCACCACACTATTGGACGGAATATTGCTATCAGGAAGCCCGGATACGACCGTATTCCCAGATGCTACTTGATCAGCTTCAAATTCCCATCCAAAGCCCGTCAACCCACCAGTTACGATGGTTGCGCCAGCTATGTGTGGAAGGCGTAGAGTAGCAAGCGTGATCGTTCCTGTCCCAACTGCCGAAATCGTCTCGCACTCATAATCGTAGTCGTAAACGCAAGCTAAATTCCCTACCGTGAAATTTGTAGTTGAGCCAATCGTAAGAACGGAATTCGTATAAGGGAATTGATTGACACCTGTCACACCTGTTACACCTGTGCTTGGCTCGGTATTAGTGATCGCGATGCTCAATGTAGTGCTGGTCGATGTGCCAAAAGTAGAGTCCCAATCACAAGAACCTCCGCAAGCCACAGATCCGGTCCCTTGGGAGATACTGGCCACGTAATTATTATGCGCAGCGCCATTGTACTTCTTGGCAGTGTCGATCAGGATACGCCCCTCGCCCTGATAGCCGGGATTTACTTGAGCACTCGTCGTGATTGTCTGAGCCGATGTATAGGTATTGCTGCCGATGGTAAACGTGGTAGGTGTGATCGTCGCTACCTGTGCATAGTAAACTGCGCCACCTTCACCCGTCTCTGACCGCATGGATTCGGTTCCTTCGTCACCCGTGGCATTTGGACCACCAAAACTAATCGCATCCATTGATTCCGCTAGACAATCGCCATTTCCCATACATAGCGTGCTATCGCCAATCGATGCAAGCTGACCCTGCATCCATTTATAGTGATAATTCTGCATTAAATCTGGAGATGCCTTGTCGAGATAG